CGCTATCATGCGCGCTGGGCTGGGTCGTGGCGAGAATCAGCCTGAAGCTGAAGCATAGACCTGATCCAAGCGGAACTTGAGGAAACTCTGGGCACTCTGAGCCATGTCGAAGAAGCACTGGCCGAAGCGGAGGGTGAAACGGATGAAGAGGAAAAAGCGGCGGACACGGAATAAAAATCCGTGCGCCGGTTGTCATTGGGGCTACGTCCTGAACGAAGAGCAGGTCTATTGCCCTATGCCGAGGTGCGTCAAGGATGAACGAGAAAAATCGAAAGATAATCGAAGTAGACCCGAATGTGCTGGAACTGTTCACGCGGGTATTGCTGAAACTGAAACCGCCCCCGAAGCTGACGATCAGTGAGTGGGCAGACCAGTTTCGGCGGATGTCCCCGGAAGCCAGCGCACGTCCGGGACGATGGCGCACGGACAGTGCCCCGTATCTGCGCGAGATTATGGATGCCATCAGCGACCCCCATGTTCATGAGGTGGTGCTCAAATCCTCTTCGCAGGTTGGCAAAACAGAAGTGATTCTGAATGTGCTGGGCTACAACATCGACTATAACCCGGCTCCGATTCTGGTATTGCAGCCGACGGTAGAGATGGGTCAGACCTTTTCCAAAGACCGGCTGGCTCCCATGATTCGGGATACCGTTGTGCTGCGAAAAAAGATGGACGCAAAGAGTCGCTTCTCCGGCAACACCATCATGCAGAAGACATTCCCCGGCGGTCATGTGACCATCGTTGGAGCAAACTCCCCGGCGGGCTTGGCAAGCCGCCCTATCAAAATCGTTCTGGCTGATGAGGTGGACCGTTACCCTAAAAGCGCCGGAACCGAGGGCGACCCGCTGAATCTGGCGCGGACCCGTCAGACGACATTCTGGGATAAGAAAACGGTGCTGGTGTCAACGCCTACCATCAAAGGCGACAGCCGCATTGAAGACGCTTGGCTGGAAAGCACGATGGAAGAGTGGACTGTGCCCTGCCCGGAATGCGGCGAGTATCAGCCGATGGTCTGGGCAAATGTGGTGTTCGACCGGGAACACTGGCCGAGAGGCGGTGTGCAGTACCGGTGTGAATCCTGCGGTTGCATCGCAGGTGAATACCGGTGGAAAGCACAGGGCAAGAAAGGTCGGTATGCCGCCCTGCACCCCGAACGGGAAATCCGGGGTTTCCACCTCAACGTGCTGGCTTCTTCTTTCTGCGCATGGTCCAACATCGTGACGGAATTTCTTTCTGCCAAAGAAGCGCTGGACCATGGCAACCCGGAGCTGATGAAAGTCTGGGTCAACACGAAATTAGGTGAGACATGGGAAGAGCGCGGCGAAACGGCTGATGATATGGCTCTGCTGTCCCGCCGCGAGATGTATCCCGCAACCGTTCCGGCACAAGTGCTGGTGCTCACCTGCGGTATCGACGTGCAGGATGATCGCTTTGAGCTGGAACTTGTTGGCTGGGGAGTCGGAAAAGAGAGCTGGGGCATCCGGTATCAGAAGATATACGGCGACCCGCTCAAGCCGCAGATTTGGGAGGACCTTGACCGATTCCTGCAAACGCGCTGGCGCAGGGAAGATGGCGTGGTGTTGGACATTCTGGCGGCGGCAATGGATACCGGCGGACATCATACGGACGCTGTGTATCGTTTCTGCCTTGACCGGTTTTATCGTCATGTTTACGCCATCAAGGGACGCGGCGGCACAGAAACACCGTTCGTCTCGAAGCCGAGCACCGGCAACCGTGTTGGTGTTCCGCTGTACACCATTGGCGTTGACAATGGCAAGACGATGGTGTACCAGCGATTGAATGTGCAGGCTGAGGGGCCGAACTACTGCCACTTCCCACTGAACGAAGCGGCAGGATACGATGAGGTTTACTTTAAGGGGCTGACCGCAGAGAAGCAGGTCATCCGGTGGAAGAAAGGCCGGCCCTCTACGGCGTGGGAGCTGAAAGACCCGAACTATCATCGCAACGAACCGCTGGACTGTCGGGATTATGCGCTGGCCGCACTGGAAATTGCAAACCCCGTGTTGGAAAACCCGGAGGAAGAAACAGAAATGCAAACGCCCCAGCGCCAAGCTGGCCGCAGAATCGTATCGGGAGGTATCGGGTAAATGGCAGGTATCACAAAAGAGCAGGCGGAAGCCAAGCTGCAAACATGGATGGAAGCCGAAGAGAAAATTGCCAGCGGACAAGGCTACTCCATCGGCGACCGCCGCCTGACCCGCGCTGACCTCTATACGGTTCGCGGTGAAATCGAATACTGGAACAACAAGGTAAAAGAGCTGGAAGCGGCAGAACAGAGCGGGCGCAACAGGATGTACCGCTTTGTGATACGCGACATCTGACGGAGGGCGACATGGCAAAAATGAACCTCATAGACAGGGCGGTTGCTGTCGTCTCCCCGGAACGGGGCTTGCGCCGCGCGGCGGCAAGACAGAGTCTTGAATTTATCAATTCTGGCTACGGAAACTATGGCGCTTCCACAACCAAGAAATCTATGCGCGGCTGGCAGTTTGCCGGTGGCGATGCAAAAAGCGACATCGAAGATAACCTCAAGACTCTGCGGGAGCGGAGTCGTGACGCTTACATGGGCGTTCCCATTGCGACCGGCGCACTGAAGACCATGCGGACAAACGTGGTGGCGGGCGGTCTGACTCCGTCACCGCAGATCGACGCGGAGTTTCTGGGTATGACACCGGAGCAGGCCAACACCCTGCAAATGCAGATTCTCCGGGAGTTCTCCCTGTGGGCGGATAGCCCGCTGTGCGACGCTGACCGGGTGGACAACTTCTACAAGCTCCAACAGCTTGCGTTCCTTGCCTACATGATGAACGGCGACGCTTTTGCGGTTTTACCCATGCGGCACAACGTCGGACAGCCGTATGACCTGCGGGTGCAGCTCATCGAAGCTGACCGGGTGTGCAGCCCGGATTTAGACGACCGACTGTTTCCGTGCATTGTGAACGACCGAGTGGTTGACAGTATTGTGCAGGGCATTGAGACGGATGAAAGCGGAATGGTTCTTGCCTACTGGATTTGCAACCAGCATCCGCTTTCGAGCATGGCGGCAATGCCGGAGCCGATGAAGTGGCAGCGGGTGGAAGCCTACGGCGAAACGACAGGACGGCGGAACATCCTGCACATTATGAACCGGGAGCGTTCCGGCCAGCGGCGAGGCGTTCCGATGCTTGCGCCGGTGCTGGAAGCTCTCAAACAGCTGGGCCGATACACGGACGCAGAGATTACGGCAGCGGTCATCAGCGCGATGTTTACGGTTTTCATTTCCAAGAAAACACCGTCCATTGGCCGTCCGCTGGGCGAAGTGATTCCGTCCAACCAGCAGATCGACGCGCAGGACCGGGGAACTATTGAGCTGGCCGCTGGTGCAATTATCGACCTTGACGAAAACGAGGAAGTGCAGTTTGCAGACCCGAAGCACCCCAACACCGGCTTTGATGCGTTCTCAACGGCTATCATCCGGCAGATTGCGGCGGCTTTGGAAATTCCGAGTGAAGTGCTCATGAAGCAGTTCACGGCGAGTTACAGTGCTGCGCGTGGTGCGCTGAATGAATTTTGGCGGACCTGCGACATGATGCGAAGCTGGTTTGTGGATGATTTCTGCCAGCCCATCTATGAAGAGTGGATGACGGAAGCAGTCGCTACCGGGCGCATCAATGCGCCGGGATTCCTCACAGACCCGGCCATCAAAAAAGCCTATACTTCCTGCACTTGGAATGGGCCGGCACGAACCAATCTGAACCCTGTGCAGGAAGTGGACGCTGCGGTGAAGCGCGTGGGCGCGGGATTCTCGACCGCAGATCAGGAAACCGCAACGATGAACGGCGGCAGCTATGCGATGAACATTCGCCAGCGGCTTATCGAGGCGAAGATGAAAAAGGAGGTGGACGACATTGCAAATGGCGAAACGGTACAGAATCGTAAATCAGACGGCGACCCTACCCAAAGTGAAAAATGAACCGTTCTGGAAGTTCCGTAACTTGGCGGGTGATGACGAGAAAGCGGAACTGCTTCTCTATGGCGACATTGCAGAACGGAGCTGGTGGGACGATGCGGCAACTCCGAAAAAGTTCGCGGAGGACCTTGCGGCTCTGGGCGCTGTCAAAGAAATCACGGTTTATATCAACTCTGGAGGCGGCGATGTTTTTGCAGCGCAGGCCATCGGCAATATGCTGGAACGCAACAGCGCAACGGTAATTGCACATATCGACGGTCTGTGCGCCAGTGCAGCAACCATTGTTGCCTGCCATGCCAATAAAGTTGTGGCGGCAGCAGATGCAAGTTACATGGTGCATCCGCCTAGCATGGGTGTGTGCGATTACCTTACCGCAGAGGATATGCGCAACTGTCTGAAAGCTCTGGACACCATCCGGGGCAACATCGTCGCTCTTTACGCCAAAAAGACCGGCAAGAGCGAGGACGAATGCGGAACATGGATGGACGAAACGAACTGGTGGACTGCCGCACAGGCCAAGGAAAATGGTTTTGTGGATGAGGTGGACGATGAAGAGTCGGACACCGTGGTGGAGAACCGGAACGGAATGCTGTTTGTGAACAGCATCGGTATGGGCCTGCCGTTCGATAAGGCTCCTGACTTTGTCAAAAGCCGCATGGGTGCAAAAACACCCGGCGGCTTTTCTAATGCCACAAATAATCCGGGACAGACCGGAACACAGGAGGAAGAAGCAATGGAAATCAAAAACAAGGATGACCTGATGAAAGCGTACCCGGATATGGTCAATGAGATCAGAAAGGACGCTGCCATCGACGCCATCAACCGGGAGCGTGCCCGAATCAAGGATATTCAGGACATGACGCTGCCCGGCATGGAGCAGACCATGCAGGATGCTCTTTACGGTGAGCACCCGATGGATTCCACCGCGTATGCCAAGGAAGTCGCCAAGGCTGCCAAGAAGCAGGCACAGGACCACGTCAAGGCTTTGCACGATGACGCAAAGAACGGTGGTGCGAACGGTGTGCAGGGTGGCGGCGACGGCCAGACCGACGTTTACATGGATGCCCTGCGTTCCATCGGCAAGAAAAAGTAAGGAGGAACTGTTATGAGCATGAATCTTACGCCTGAGAAGTTTTCGTGTGAGCCGGAATACCTGCTGGCAGGCACGGGCATTCGAGTTACTACTGCCGTCAAGAAAGCCGCCGCAGCCCTGAAAGCAGGTGCGCCGGTCAAGCTGGACAGCTCCGGCAAGGCGGCCCCCGTGGCAAAGGCAGACGGTACGACCGGCCTGTACGGCATCACCACTGAGGATTTCAAATCCGGCGAGGATGCTGTGATCTACCTGACCGGCGAGTTCTTTGCCGACCGGCTGGCACTGGAAACTGGCGTGACCGCCGCTTCGCTCGAAGTGGCGTTCCGCGACATTGGCATTTTCCTGAAGTAAGGAAAGGAGGAAAACGATATGCCTAACGAAGTGAACATCTATACCCCGCGATACCTCGCCGAAGTCGTGCGCCTCGCACCTCCGGTATACACCTTTTTCCGCGATACCTTCTTCACAAATGTCCATGTCTTCCCGACAAAGGCCATTGACTTCGATCTGGTCAAGGGCGACCGCCGCATGGCTGCATTCGTCCATCCGCGCAATGGCGCAAAGGTGCTGAGTTCTGCCGGTTACGAGACCCTGAGCTACAAGCCGCCCCTCATCAATCCTTATGACATCACGACCGCAGACCAGCTCATGAACCGTCTGCCCGGCGAAGAAATGTACAGCGGCATGACTCCTGCACAGCGGGCGGCGCAGAAGCAGGTGGAAGAGTATAACCGTCTGAATGATTCCGTGATCCGCCGCGAAGAGTGGATGTGTGCACAGGCCATTATGACCGGGCAGATTCCCATTGTCGGCGAAGGTGTCAACGAGATCGTGGATTTCGGCTTTACCAACAAGAAGAAGCTGACCGGCACGGCAGTCTGGGGCGGTGACAAGGCAGCGATCGCGGACAACCTCCGTGATTGGAAGCACGAGGTCGCTGTGAATGGCTTTGCCAATGTCGATATGTGCGTCATGGGCTGGAAAGCGCTGGGTCTGTTCCTCGCCGACCTCGACATCCGCAGCCGCCTCGACACCAAGAACTACGGCTACGGCGCAATCAACGTCCGGCAGCTCCCGAACGGCCTGACCTACTACGGCCATCTGAACGACCCTGCTCTGGACATCTACTGCTACGATGAGCACTATCTGGATGACTGGACCGACCCGGAGAATCCGGCCACCCATCCCCTCGTCGCGGACAACAAGGTGCTGCTCATCAACCATGCGCCCAACTATCTGCTGGGCTATGGTCTGTGCACTTACATCGACGATGCTTCTCAGCAGTGGGTCAGCGCCCAGACTGCCCGCCTGCTGCGTTCCTATGTTGAGCATCATCCCGACCGCC